ACGGACACACAAACACACATATGTCCTCTGTACGCACACAACGGACAAAATATTAGTGCAATATGCACAACTATCCATGGAAATAAATCCAGTAATTATGCACATTGCACTATAAAAATCAGTTATTTTAGAACATTATGGTCTTGTGTCCGTGTATGGGAAACACATACAGGGTTGATGTTTTCGAACATGTGTTTGCGAACAATATGGTCTTTGAATAAATCTAAATAATGATGTATAATGATATCATCAAATGAAGTGGTATAGGGAGGTGAAATGAAAGTGAATGATTATGAAGAATGCTACAAAAATTATCTTGCATGGCTAACCCCACGTGAGTTATTGCAAGAGTACAAGGACATGTGGTTTCCTTGGCGTTATCGGGAACGTAAGTGGATCAGAGAAGAGATAGAAAGCAGATGTGTATATTAATGTTTGATTATATTTGTTGGTTTTGTTTTGGTGCAATATTAATATTTCCTTATAGTGTTTGGTGTGGTGCTAAATGGTCAGGGGGTTATAAATGATGAAAAATTATTGTGATATCTGTTTTACCTGTAATAATACTGAATTTTGTAATTTATGTAGTCAGTCAGAATGCTGCTCGGAATTTAAAAAGTGTTTTGACCGTAAACCATATATAATGTGGGAATCAATGACAAGTTTTGACGATATTGTGAAATGTATCGAGAAATGGAGGGAATACCAGAATGAGCAGACCAATGAACACTAAGAAAACATGGTACAAGGTGTATATTAAAGAACTGAATACACCAAACATCATGAAAAGTGAATGTAAAAATAAATGTGATTACTTACTTGTGAAAGCATACACAGGAGCGGTCGCAATGTCAATCGTGCAGGATTACGTTGTAGAGTTTGAAGAAAGTTTCCGTCCTGTGTATTACAATAAATTAGAGGGAGGTGTGCCGATTGACAACAAGAAAGTCTTATTTAAAGAGGATTAAGGATGATTACACACCTATCGCTCTTGAGTTAACATGGGATATGAAAGATGTAAGAAAAGAGTATTCAAGGTTGAGATCAATCTGGCGTAAGCGATACGAAAGATTTCTGAAATCTGACTATAAAGATATTAGCCTTGTAAAAGATCGACCGATTCAGCGTTATAAACAGTTAAAGGACATAACAAGTGATAGAGAAATTTATCACTTGTTGTCAGAACTGGCAACTATTATTACATCAGATCGGACAACTATTACAGGATTAAAACAACAGGAAAAAGAACAAATGCAACATCTTAATGACGTTTATGGTACCAATTTAAAAACCCATACAGATTTGCTCAATTTTGGTAAATTTATGGAACAGATCAGAGATTTCGCATCAGACAGAATATATGATTCTGATTTCGCAGTCGAACTATATTCTGATGGTGAGAAATTGAGTACAAGTAAATTATTAGATTTGTACAAAGAATTTCTGAAAACAGGATCACGAAATATTCAAAAATTGAAAACTAACATAGCAAAGAAAGAAAAAGTAAAACGTCAGAAACGGAAAGCAGGTAAACGTAAACGTAGGAGGTAGTAAACATGGATAAGCTGTATACAGTTGATACATATAACTATAATAGAATACAGAGTTTACCGTGTTTACATGATACTAGATCAAACAAAGGTTCTAAAAAAGCAAAGGGATATAAAAATTGTATGTGCGCTTTCGATATTGAGACAACCAGATTAGAAGATATTGAACAGTCTATTATGTATATTTGGCAATTTTCAATTCTTTTTCTTGATGATTTACATATTGATACTATAATAGGAAGAACATGGACAGAATTTGAATTGTTTCTGGATCAACTCATGAATGATGATAATTTAGCTTATTACATGATTTTTGTTCACAACTTGTCTTATGAATTTCAGTTTTTGCGTGGTATATACACATTTTCATCAGACGAAGTTTTTTCAATTAAATCACGAAAAATATTGAAATGTGAAATGTTAGATCGTTTTGAATTTCGTTGTTCATATCTTCAAACAAATATGTCGTTAAGTTCTTTCACATCAAAAATGAAAGTAGATCATCAGAAGTTGTCAGGAGAGATTTTTAATTATTCAAAAAAGCGTTATCCATGGTCACAATTAACTGAGTATGAATTAGAGTATAGTGTTAATGATACCGTTGGTCTATTAGAAGCAATGTATAAGAGAATGATTCTAGCGCATGATAATTTATATACATTGCCTTTAACGTCGACAGGTTACGTTCGTCGCGAAACAAAAAAAGCAATGTATGGATGGTCACGTAGACATAGAGATCTTTTCCCATCTATTGATGTTTTTGATTTACTAGAAGAAGCATTTCGCGGTGGTGACACTCACGCTAACCGTTATTACTCAGGAACAGTGATACAAGCTGACGGCGAAAAGATTATGGGGATTGGGTCTTATGATAGATCGTCCTCATATCCAGACGTTGTTCTAAATTGTGTTTTTCCAATGACACGTTTTGTATACATTGGAACGTTGACTGAGGATGATATTGAAAAGAAATTAGATAGAGGAAAAGCGCTATTATTCCGTTGCAAAATCACAGGAATTGAACAGATTGATAAATATTACGGAGCACCTTATATATCATATTCAAAATGTAGAAATGTTTCACGTGAAATATTAGACAATGGTAGAATTTTAAGCGCTGACTATATCGAAACAACACTTACAGATATTGACTATGAGATCATGAAAAGGGAATATAAATGGAAACAATTTGAAATAACAGAATGTTATGAAAGTAAATATGATTCATTGCCAGAACCGTTAAAAGACATATTCCGTAAGTATTACACAGATAAAACAGAGTTAAAGGGTATTGTAGAACAAGAACTTTTCTACAATCTACAAAAAGCATTGCTTAATGCGGGTTATGGAATGATGGTTCAATCGCCTGTAAAACAATCATTAATATTTACAGAATCGGTGGAAGATATTTACACAGTTGATGAAAGTGTTTCACGTGAAACATTGCTTACTAAATATAATAGAACCGCGTTTCTGCCTTATCAATGGGGTGTATGGGTAACAGCATGGGCACGTTTGCGATTAAAAGAGGGAATAAATATAGTTGGAGATCGTTATGTATACAGTGATACTGATTCAGTAAAATACATAAAAGTGAGAGGTGATAATATTGATGAGTTATTTTATAAATACAATTCTGAAAGAAAAAGGCAAAGCATATCCAATTCTGCCTACGCAGCAGATCGTCACGGGGTCAAACACTATATGGGGGTATACGAATACGAGGATACGTATACTGAGTTCTCCACCCTTGGTGCTAAAAAATATGTTTACAGAACTGGAGATGGAGAATTACACGCCACAATCGCAGGAGTTAATAAAAAGCTTGCACCGGAAGAGTTGGAAAATCATGGTGGAATCAGAGCGTTTAGAACAGGATTCACGTTTTCTCATGCAGGAGGTAGTGAAAGCGTGTATAATGACACTGTATACGGAGATTATACCGTAGAAAATCATAGAATAAAAATCACACAAAACGTTGTTATCAGACCATCAACTTATACCATCGGTATAACAGACGACTACCGTAGGATTTTGGCAGATGCAAGAACTCTAAAAGAATTTAGAGAAACACTTGACAAAAATTAACATTGGTGTTACAATAATTATTATAATAAAGAAAAAGATACGGAGGTGAGAATATGAAAATTACACGTGAGTTAAAAGTGAACAGAATCTATGTTATCTGCTACGATCCTGAGAATAAATGTGAGATTAAAAAAGAGTTAGTCTTAATTGGCAATCTCACAGACGATCAGATCAACAAAGAAATCAAAAAAAGAGATTTAGGAATCGTTATCGACTGGGAACGAAATGTGGAAGAATCCAAAATCTACGGTATGGATGCTGAGACATTCTTACAGCACTCAACTTTTACAAAATCACCAAAAGAAAAGGAGAATTAAATTATGGCAAAGAAACAGTATTCTATTATCAAAGCATCAGCGGAACTTGACACTTACACCGAGTATGATCTTATCGAGTCACCGGCTATAGCATCACTTAAAAACGTTGAAAACAGGGATATTATTTGTGTGGGAGCATGGGTTGAGTATCTCAACATCGATAGGAATGGCAACGAGATCACTCTCATTTCAGTACAGGATGCCACTACGGGAGAGGTATTCAGCGGACAGTCAGCAACGTTCCGTGAAACATTTTTAGATGTTGTTGATCGTATTTCTGACATGGACGAAAAACCAGAACAGTTTTTCATCGAAGTGCTTCACAGAGCATCAAAATCAGGCAGAGATTATCTTATCTGTGCACTTGTTTCCCCAGATCGTGCACTTGCTCGTATGGGATACAACACAACAAGCGTTCCCATGCCAGAACCGCAGAAATAATATGTTATCGTTATATGAAAATAGCGGGTATCTTTCGATACCTGCTATTTTAGGATATGGACAAAAGTTCAATTATATTTGGGGCGGTCGAGGAACGGGGAAAACCTATGGCGGTCTTAAATATTGTATTGAGCATAAAAAGATTTTTGTCTACATGCGTTCTCTACAAGCGCAGGTTGACACGATCAAAATTCCCGAGCTGTCACCTTTTAAGAAACTCAACAAGGATATGGGGTGGTCAATCTATCCAAAAACGATTGGAAAAAATGTTGCAGGATTTTACCACACATACAAAGACGATAATGGAAAACTTGTATATACAGGTGAGATTTTAGGCTATGCAATCGCACTAAACACCTTTGCAAATTTGCGTGGTTTTGACGCGTCAGATGTAGAAATCGGAATATATGATGAATTCATCCCTGAAAAACGAGAACGCAAAGTTGAAAATGCCGGTTATGCGTTTAAAAACGCATATGAAACCATGAACAGAAACAGGGAGTTAGATGGTGAAACTCCAATCCAGTTTCTTCTGTTTTCTAACTCAGAAAATCTTTCATGCAATATGTTCATTGAAAACAACCTGATGGAAAAGGTATCAGCAATGGATATCAGAAAACAGTCTGTGTCAATCATGCGGGAAAGAGGAATTGGACTTTTTAATTTATTCGACTCACCAATTTCAGAACGCAAGAAAGAAACCGCACTATACAAAATGTCTGGAGCTGATTCTAATTTCAACCGCATGGCGCTTGGAAACGAGTTCTATTCCGCGGATTACACAGGAATAAAACCAACGAACATCAAAGAATTAATACCATTATGCCGTATAGATTCCATTACAATCTATGAACGTAAAAACAAAAACACGATATACGTCACACGGCATCACTCAGGAAATCCACCTACATACACCCAGTCAGATAAGGACATAAAAGCGTTCAGACGGGATTACATTTACCTGTGGGACATGTACCTTTCAAATAGAATCACATTCGAGGACATCACCTCAAAATCATTATTTGAAAATTATTTCAAGGACAAGTATTGACTTGTCCTTTTTTATTTGCTATAATCTTTCGTAGAAAGACAAGTGTTCGTGGCACACGTACAACACGTTGGGAGCGTGGGACATGCAATGTCCAATGTGCATGAGTAGGTACAACTCAAGAATTTGTAACACTTAATCTTTCCACACATATACAGAGTGTCAAAGCCTGTATATGTTTTGTTTCACGTGAAACAGGTTCTCATCTTCTTTAATGTTTCACGTGAAACATATTATATATTGAGTTACTTCAATCATGGGAGGTGAAAACATGGATGTCAATTCGTTATCAACGCTCATTAGCAACATCGGTGTTCCCTGTGCGTGTCTTATCGCAACTTTCTATCTCTGGCAGAAAGAAACCGATGCACACAAGGAAGAAATGAAAAACATGACGGATGCGCTCAACAACAACACTCAGGCGATCACAAAACTCACAGATCACATTACAGGAAGTGAAAAAGAATGACGATCAATTACGATAAAAATATCAGGGGTGTGTATATAGTCACAACGACCACAGAACCTCTGATGGTTCGCGCAGAGCCGAACACAGACGGAACAGTAATTGCGGAAATGCCAAAAAATACAAAGTGCATATGCCTTGGTTGCTATTCTGGGAACTGGTATGCAATTACCTACGAGCACAACGGTATCATTTCCACAGGATTTTCACACAAAAAATATCTAAGGAGGGATTATAAGATATGACGTTAGACAACCTTATTACACTTATTACAGCGGGATTTACAAAAGAAGAAATCCTCACAATGTCAGGTACAGGAACACAGCGTGCCCCACAGCCACAGCCACAGCCACAGCCACAGCCACAGCCACAGCCACAGCCACAGCTCTATCCACAGAGCTATCCACAGGCACAGGGTCAGGGTGCACAGGGATATGCGCAGCAGATTCCACAGGGACAGCCACAGCCATATCCACAGACACATCTCTATCCACAGACACAGACACAGCAGGCAAGACAGATCGGAGATCAGAATGCTGTTCTCAGCGCGCTGAGAAATCTCACAAGCGCAGTGCAGAGTAATAACGTTAACCTTATGCAGAATGCAGTTCCGAAGCAGGTAACTACAGAAGAAGCTATTGCAAGTATCATCAATCCTCCGAATTACGAGGGTCTTGCAGGAGGTGAAAATAATGGCTAATACATTAACTTTTGACCAGATCAGCACCGTGTTAAATGATATCGTGAAGCAGGCTACAGGCGTGGAAACCATGAAAGCAACGGACACAAGCTCGTTCGTGGCTCAGGCTCAGACCGCGTTACTTGCAGGAAATGACAGGATCATGAACAGCATTTCGCAGGTTCTTGACAGGACTATTTTTTCTGTGCGTCCGTACAATGCAAAATTCAAGGGTCTGAGAAAATCAAATCAGCAGTGGGGAAACCATGTAAGAAAACTGGGTATGTTGGACGATGACTGGGAAGACGATCAGCGACAGCCACTTGCAGATGATACAGCGGTTGACATGTACAAAATCAAAAAAGGAAAAGTTTTACAGACGAATTTCTATGGCGGTCAGGTATTTCAGCGACACAGAACATATTTCAGAGATCAGTTGGATCAGGCTTTTCGGAATCCAGACGAGTTTGGACAGTTTGTGAGTATGTACACACAGAACACAATGGACATGATCGAACAGGCACATGAGAGCATGGCGCGCGCGTGTGTTGCGAACTACATTGGAGCTAAAAATATCTGGCAGGCTGGCGTTACGGCATCAACAGAGGGTTATACCGGAGAGCATGTTGTTAAGTTGCTGACAATGTACAATAATGAAAACGGATCACAGTTAACAGCGAATGATGTTCGTAAAGCAGATAACTTCCCGAGCTTCTACCGGTGGGCGTGTGCGAAAATTATGACGTACATGGACTTTTTCACGGAGAGATCAAAAAGGTATCATGCAAATATTACTGGAAAAGAGATTTCTAGGCATACGCCGTTACGGATGCAGAATATCATGATTTTCAGTCCAGATCTTCACACCGCTGATACCACAGTGCTGAGTAATACGTTTCATGATCAGTACCTTAAAATCGCAACGAATGAAAAGGTCAATTTCTGGCAGACTCTTGAAAGTCCAATGGGTATCAATGTTACACCTAGTTACATGAAACCGGATGGAAGTGTAGAAAAGGGCAAAGCACAGGTAATGAGTAATATTTTTGCTGTTCTGTTTGATGAGGAAGCCATGGGTCTTACAACTATCAATCAGTGGAGCAGTACTACACCATTCAACAGTGCAGGTGGTTACTGGAATATTTACTATCATTTTACAGATAGGTATTGGAACGATCTTACGGAAAACGGACTTGTTTTTGTTCTGGAATAGGAGGATATGAATGGCGGTAACAGTCAACTTTAAAACAGCAAGTAAAAGAGTTAATTCTACAGGTGTTGTCGGCGGTGATGTTACCGCCGTTTCCTGTAATATTAATGAGCCTTGTTCTATTGAAAATCCACAGATTATTTTGCGTAATGGGGGGTCTGCCCCTAGTTGGAATTATTGTGAAATCAAAGAGTTTAAAAGGTCATACTGGGTGGAGGACTGGGAGTATAGAGATAACACGTGGATTGCTCATTGTGTTGTAGATGTGTTGGCTACGTATCGTGATACGATACAGGCTAGTAACTTGTTTTTCATTAGAAGTTCAACGAGTTATAACGGGGACGTTATGGATACTTTATATCCCACGTTGGCAACTCCCACTAAGAAAAAAACAGTCGTTAACGAGGGACTATTTCCTGTAGCTGAGTATGGACTGAATCAGGGATATTTTGTTTGTGGAATTGTAGGTGAGGATGGGCTTACTAATTTCTACGCTTTTATACCTACTAATTTCGCAAATTTTTGTTCAAAAATATTTTCAAATATTGACTGGGCGAATATTTCTGGACAACAGATTACAGACAGCTTGCTTAAATGTTTGTTCAACCCATTTCAGTATTTAACATCTGTTATGTGGTTTCCTTGCGAAAATGTCGGAGCAGGAAGTAAAGAAGTTAATTCGGTAAAATTCGGGTTTTGGTCATGTGATGTAACCGCTTTAAAGCTCGGCAATAAACCATTTTACAACAGGTCTTTTACAATGCCAATTTCACAGCATCCACAAGTTTCACGTGGAACATTTTTAAATGCGTCACCATTCCGCAGGATTCAGTTAACTATTGATCCATGGGGAACTTTCGAAATTGACGGTGGAAAAGTTGCCAGTTCTGAGAGTGTGACAGTAACCGAAACTATTGACTGTATGAGTGGTGTCGGATTAATGTCAGTTAGCGCAGGAGGTGTTACCCTGTATACGGGATATACACAGATCGGTGTTAATGTACAGGTAAGTGATTTACGGGCAAATGTAATTGAAGCAGGAAGTAGTCTATTAAGCAGTATTGGTTCGCTGTTTTCTGGTAACTTTTTAGGGAGTGCGTCTGGTGTTGCGAATGCAGTAGAAAGCGCAGTGCCAGATGTGCATACAAGAGGTGTCAATGGCACGCTGTTATCAGTTGCACGTATACCATATGTTGTTGAAACGTTTTATAAGATTACGAATGAGGATAGAGATGATAATGGCAGACCATACATGAACAACGGCACAATGAAAGCACTAGGTGCAGGATACTATGTTGTTGAGAACGGTGCTATTAATGTGGCAGGAGCAACCCGAAATGAAAAAGAACAGATTAAACAGTTTCTTGAGGGTGGTGTTTATTATGCGTAGTTTTCCGGCAAGTAATATTTCGTTGTTTGTGTCATTAATGACAAGCACTAATTCGGGACAAAACCCGTGGGGTTCTGGCGGGGCAGGTGGAATCGGTGGGTTGATGCTGCAAGCTATGAGTTGGTGGATAGAAAAATGTAATGATCCTGCGGTTGGTTATTCACAAGACTATAGGAACGAACGGACTGTTAATGGCATAACATACTATGACTGTTCGTCCTTTGTGTGGTATGGTTTGGGACATGCGGGCTATGAGATCAATTTGAGTGCATGGCCTTTTACAACTTATACCATGGGCGGAATTTTAAAAAGTCTCGGTTTTGAAGAAATTATAATATCAGACTTTGCATCTTTTGATTTTCATGTTGGTGACATCCTTGTTATTAATACTAGTGAACATCAGCACACTGAAATTGTACATGATATAGAAAATGGTGGTCATACTATGGGAGCACATACTTCCAAAAAACCTTTACCAGATCAGGTTAGTATTAATACATATGATATACAGAGTGGTACACATTACACACATTGTTATCGGTGGCCTTTCTCTGGTGGTGACTGGCAAGTTGGTGGTAATAGTGAATATTTTGGCAATCCCGAAGCCCCCTTATGTGGAAACAATGAAAAAGCTATAAATAACGCAACCGTGATTTATAATTATTTTAAATCACAGGGATGGAGTGTAAACGCCATAGCGGGGCTGTGCGGAAACATACAACAGGAAAGTACTTTCAATCCTGCGTTGATCGAAATTGGAGGTACTGGACACGGTCTTGTACAGTGGACACCACCAACAGATTTATATAATGTTCTTGATGTGCTGTTTGGAAATCATGATGATTGGTATGATGGTCAAAAACAGTTGAGCGTTATTTTTGCGGAATTTCAGCAAAGCTCTGGAATTAAAAACTGGGGTATCGAGCCACAATGGTATAGCACGAGTGCATACCCATTAAGTTGGAGACAGTGGAGTATCAGTACACAAGATGCCGGTTATTTAGCACTTGCATTTCAGGCAAACTATGAAAGACCTGCTAGCTTACATCAGGAACGTGCGGGATATGCCAGAGCATGGTTTGATTATTTTAATAAATTATAGGGGGGTGTATATATGTTTGGATGCAATACAGGTGTTGGAGCACCTGTGATGTATAATTATATCAATCAGTATAATAGTAGTATAAGCCCGAGTACTAATCACTGCAAAAATACTCAGTTGTTTTGGTATTTTCAACGGTATTTATTACAGAAAGCTATATCTGTAATGAAATGGGATGTGCCTGATAACTGGGACAAGGATTATTTTTTATATTGTTTGTACTGTTGGGGCACTGTTGCAGTTATTAATACCGACAAATTTGGTGTTATTCCACAGGGATGTACACTCAAAGGGTACAATGTTTTTTACAGACCAGCTCAGGCGGTTATTAGTAATCCACTTTTAAAAGGTGTGATTGAGCCTGTAATTGGTGAACAGTGTGTGCTATTTAAATGCACATCTGACTATGGCGGAATCATGGATTTGGTAGGCAGATATGCGAATGAAATGGCGATCACTATGGAATCGCTTGACATGAACGTTATGAACAGCAAACTTGCATATGTTTTCAGAGCGAGGAACAAGGCGGGAGCAGAAAGTCTGAAAAAAGTCATGGATCAGGTTATGAGAGGTGAATTAGCTGTTTTCTATGACGAAAAATTAAGAATAAAAAGAGGAGATCAGACGGAAGAACCGTGGGATTATTTCGTTAATAATCTTAGACAAAACTATATTGCCGGTGATGTTCTGGACACCCTGAGAAGATTGGAAGAACTTTTTTGTACTGAAATTGGTATCCCGTCTGCCAGATCAGACAAGAAAGAAAGAATGATATCCTCTGAAGCTGAAAGTAATGATGTGGAAACATCAACAAGGATGGAAATGTGGTTGGATGGTTGGAAGAAAAGTTGCACTGATGTTAAGAAAATGTTTGGTGTGGATGTGAGTGTGAATTGGAGACACGATCCAAATAAGAAACATGTTTCACGTGAAACATTGGGAGGTGATAATGATTGAGCTTACTGAGTGTTGAGGGGTTATATAACTATGACAAAACACTGTTTGATGGGTTTAACGTTCCTGAGGGGCTTGAAAAACAGATTGCTATTGATGCAATTTTAATGCGGACTAGGGAATTAGAAATTTTATATCCTGATTTTAATTTCTTAAAAAATAGAATCGCGATATGGAGTAACAAGTACCAGGCAAACTGGAAAAAATTGTATGACACAACAGTGTTGGAATATAACCCTATCGAAAACTATGACCGTATGGAAGATTGGACAGACACAGACGCAGAAACAGGATCTAATTCACGAAACAGCAAAACAACCGAAGAAACTAATAACGAAATCACAAATTCGGGGACAGTTACAGAACAAAATACCGCTTTTAATGCAGGTCTTTCAGATCACGCAAAAGAAATTACTGATACTGATACTATCAGTAATACTACCGGAAATACAACCGAAAATGAAAGTGGAACAAACACAAGAAACTTAACGCATAAAAAAACAGGCAGAGCACATGGAAACATAGGTGTTACAACATCTCAGCAAATGATACAGAGCGAAAGAGATGTGGTAGTATTTAATCTTTATGATGTGATTGCAGAAAGCTTTATTGAAAATTTTTGCTTGATGGTATATTAACAGGGGGGGTGTTGCTATATGAGTATGGAAAATTTAGGACCATATACTAATTTTCACGAACTTAATCAGGACTGGTTTTTGAATGAGTTTAACAAACTAATTGAACAGTGGAAAAACATGCAGAAAAATTTTGACAACTTGCAGGATGCTTTTAATGATCTGAAAAGTTATGTGCAGGATTATTTTAAAAATCTGGATGTGCAGGATGAGATTGATAACAAGCTTAATGAAATGGCTAACGATGGGACTCTAAGTTCTATTATGTCAAATTTTATTCAAGTATCACCTATTTTTGTCAATGATACGAATAAAATGACTGACACAGAAAAAGTATATGTTTTGATGTCAAACGGACATTTATATGCGAATATTAACGGCTCTTTTAAAGACACTGGAATAGCCTACGGAATTAACGGTATATACCCTAAATATGTTGATTCATCAACATGGAGTAACGCTGTATTACAGCCACAAAGTTTAGAATCTGTTAGTGGTTATACAACAAATTGGGATGATACAAAAAACTTCAATAATGGTACATTTTCGGGGTATCCAAACGTAACAAGAGAGGGGACGCTTTTTGTTAGATATACACTAACTAATGCTGTAACAGTTGATTCTATCGATGATTTCGGCGTTTTTGTGGAAACGAAATCAAACAACGTGTCTGTCAGGTTATGTGAAGATGATGTTTCTGGACGGTTTCCTTATATTTCACTGACAGCAATTAAAAGCGGATTTTATATTTTTGATAGGCAAATTAAAAATACCCCATTTACAGCGAAATATATATTTGTTCAAATTAATGACGGTACTAATGACGACCTCAACAACACTAAGGTTACTCTGATAAAGGGATTCGCTAAACTTAACGAATGGGTTGACGAAAAAATGAATAAAAAAACATATCCTAACGATATAGACTTTAATAATTGGAGTAATAATGTATTAGAAAAACAGGCTATTTCAAACTCTTATGGGTATGTAAATAATTCCGGATATTCTGACTATATTAAGTATAATAATGGTACATTTTCAGGGTATCCAAACGTGACAAAAGAGGGGACGCTTTTTGTTAGATATACACTAACTAATGCTGTAACAGTTGATTCT